TTTGAAAACATGTTTATACCTTACTATGAGATACCAGGAAGAGATGAGAAGTGGTTAGAAGAACAGAAACAATTACTAGGAGATGTTAAGTTTAACCAGGAGGTTATGTGTGAGTTCTTAGGTTCAACAAACACTCTAATCAATGCACAAACAATACAAAGACTATCTACAAAAGATCCAGAGTTTACTAATAATGGGTTAGACATATATGAGGCACCTCAAGAAAATCATTTTTACGCAATGGCAGTTGATACATCTAGAGGTATAGGCGGAGATTACTCAGCATTTGTGGTAGTTGATATTACAGAAATGCCATATAAAGTAGTGGCAAAATATCGAGACAACAAAATAGCACCTATGTTATATCCAGATATAATAGGTAAAGTGGGTAAAGACTATAATGATGCCTTTATATTAGTAGAAGTAAATGATATAGGGCAACAGGTAGTAGAGATATTACACCAAGAAATAGAATACGAAAACATACTTAGCACAGTAAACGAACAAAACAAACAATATATTACACCAGGTTTTGGTAGTAAAACTAGAAAACATGGAGTAACAACTTCTAAACAAGTTAAAAGACAAGGGTGTTTTGCATTCAAGTCATTGTTAGAAGAACAAAAACTGTTGGTATTTGATGAACATATAATACATGAAATATCAACTTTTACAGAAAAAGGAAACACATATCAAGCAGATGAAGGTTATCATGATGATTTGGTTATGTGTTTAGTATTATTTGGATGGTTGTCTAGTCAACAGTTCTTTAAGGACATGACAGACATTAATACTAGAGAAGGACTATACAAACAACAAATGGGAGATATAGAAACTAATCTAACACCATTCATTAGAGTAGATGGACAGGAAGAAGAGGCTGAAGTTATAAACGGAGACTTATGGTTGACGGACGATGCATACAATCCTAAAAATTTACAGAAGAAATTGAAGAATTTGATAGGACAGGTAGCACCTAGATCGAGAATAGAATAGTGTATATACAAAAAAATTTAGTGTATATACAAAATCCAAAGTCTAATATCTACCTTTTATAAATATGTTTGATGATAATAAAAACTTGTGTCATTCATAAGATAATATAAACCGAGGAGAAAAACATGGCATTTCAGCTATCACCAGGCGTCCTTGTAACTGAGAAGGATCTAACATCTGTAGTTCCAGGCGTTGCTTCTACTATTGGAGCAATTGCAGCAGACTTTAGATGGGGTCCAGCAGGCGAGGTCGTAACAATAAGTTCTGAGAATCAACTTGTAGAAAGATTCTTTGAGCCAAATGATACTGTTGCAGAAGGCTGGTTCACAGCAGCTTCATTTTTGGCTTATGGTAATAATTTGAAAGTCGTTAGGGTCCTTGACGATGATACAGCAGTTAATGCTGTAGCATCAGGAACAGCAACCTTAATCAAGAACGCAGATGACTATTTAAATAACCATTCAACTGGTGCCGGTTCTAATGGAATGTGGGCAGCAAGATATCCTGGAGCTTTAGGAAACTCTCTTAAAGTTTCATTCGCGGATTCAAGTAATTACGACACTAACTCTGTAGCTTCAACAAGCATAGGGGCAGGTGGTTCTGGTTATACCAGTGCACCAACTGTAACATTTAGTGCAGCACCTTCAGGTGGAGTTACTGCTACAGGAACAGCTACAATAAGTGGCGACGCTGTATCAGCAATTACAATTACTAATCCAGGTAACGGATATACAAGCGCTCCTACAATCTCATTTAGTGGCGGTGGCGGATCAGGCGCATCGGCTACAGCAACCTTAGTGGCAAGTGACTGGGCATATAAAGATTCATTCTCATATGCACCTTTAACTTCTACTAAAGTTTCAGTCCTAGGTGGTTCAAATGATGAACTTCACTTAGTGGTTGTAGACGAAGACGGCCTATTTACAGGAACAGCCGGAACTATTTTAGAGAGATTCGAAGGACTTTCTAAAGCAGCAGATGCAAAAGGCTTAGATGGTGGTTCAATATACTACAAAGATAAGATTAATAGCGAATCTGAGTATATCTATTGGACAGATCAACCAGCAGGCGACAGCACATGGGGAAACAACGGCGCTTCCCAAGCATTTACATCAGATTTTACAGCAGCAGAAGCAACTGTAAGTTTATCAGGTGGTGTAGATGATGCACCAGAGAGTGGAGATATCCAAGCAGGATACCAACTCTTTGCAGACAAGGAGACAATTGACGTTAATTTAATATTAACTGGCTCAATTTCAACAACTGACCAAAAATGGGTTCAGGATAACGTAGCGAAAAACAGAAAAGATGCAATAGCATTTGTATCACCTCAGAAAGCTAGTGTTGTAAACAACGCAGGCTCAGAGGTATCTTCCATAATTTCTAACAGAAATGCCTTAGCTGGCACTTCTTTTTCAGTAATGGATGGAAACTGGAAATATCAATACGATAGATACAACGACGTATATCGTTGGATACCATTAAACGGCGACATAGCAGGTCTATGTGTTAATACTGACAACGTTGCAGATCCGTGGTTCTCACCAGCAGGATTCAACAGAGGTCAAATTAAAAATGCTGTTAAGTTAGCATTCGCTCCAAACCAAGCAGAAAGAGATGACTTATATAGTGCTCAAGTCAACCCAGTAATTAACAATCCTGGAACAGGAATTGTTCTTTACGGTGACAAGACATTGTTAGCAGCTCCAAGTGCTTTTAGTAGAGTTAATGTTAGAAGGTTGTTCATAGTAATAGAAAAAGCTATTGCTACAGCAGCTAAGTTTCAATTGTTTGAATTTAACGACGCTTTTACAAGAGCTCAATTCGTAAGCTTACTTACACCATTCCTTAGAGACGTCCAAGGACGTAGAGGACTGTATGACTTTAAAGTAATTTGTAACGAGTCCAACAACACAGGACAAGTAATTGACAACAATGAATTTGTAGCAGACATATTCTTAAAACCTGCTAGATCAATTAACTTTATACAACTTAACTTTATTGCTACTAGAACTGGAGTTAGCTTCGAAGAGATCGGTGGTTAGGCATAAATATAAGGAACTAGGAGAAAAAAATGAGAATTAATGATTTTAGATCACAATTAGGAGCTGGCGGAGCTAGACCTAATCAATTCCAAGTAAAGCTTAACCTACCTGGTAACGTAGGACTAGGAGATCACAACCTTCTAGTAACTGGAGCAGCAGCCCCAGCATCTACTGTTAACCCAGCTATCATTCAGTATAGAGGAAGGGAAGTTAAGTTTGCAGGCGAAAGAATTTTTGATCCATGGACAGTTACAATAGTCAACGGAACAGACTTCAAAATCAGAGATGAGATTGAAGCTTGGATGGACTCAATGAACGATAGGGAACTAAACAACGGCGACATTCGTTTGGCGGATTACACATCAGATATCGTAGTAGAACACTTAGATAGAAATGATGGTATCCTAGGAACTTGGGAGCTAATGGGTGCTTTTCCTATTAACATGTCAGAAATTGCATTACAATATGCACAGAACGATATTTTAGAAGAGTTCACAGTAACATTCCAGTATCAATATTATACTTGGCAAAAAGGCAACGGCGGAAAACAGAAGAAATAATGTTGATCCCCGTTAAGTCTTAGTCAAAGTTAAGGAAAAATTATGGATTTATTTGGGTTTGAAATAAAACGGAAAGAGAAGCCACAAGGTGAAAAGTCCTTTGTGGCTCCATCCGACGACGGTGCAATAGAGTCGATTAGAGCCGGTGGTTATTACGGCACCTACATGGATTTGGAAGGTGTTGCACAAACCGAGGCAGAGTTAATTAAAAGATACCGAGATATCGGTATGATGGCAGATGTAGATACAGCTGTAGAAGATATAATTAACGAATCGATAGCACAGTTGGAGAATGAATCTCCCGTTGAAATTAATCTTGACGATGTCCAACTATCGTCAGCGGTTAAGAAAACAATACTCAAAGAATTCGAAGAGATCAAGAGTATCCTGGACTTTAAGGACAGAGCCCAGGACTACTTTAGAAGGTGGTATATAGATGGACGCATATACTTCCACAAGGTTATAGACCTTGATAATCCTAAACAAGGGATAAAAGATATTAGATATATCGATCCTAGGAAAATTAGGAAAGTCCGAGAGGTTAAGAAAGAAAAGAATGCCTCCGGTGTCCAAATGGTTAAGAGTGTTGAAGAATACTTTATCTTTAATGATAAAGGTGTCACTCAAAAACCTGGAGCATATGTTGCACCTGAAAACCAACAAGGTTTAAAAATAACAAAGGACGCAATAGCATATGCACCTAGTGGTTTAGTAGATCAAGATAAAAACATACCTTTATCTTATTTACATAAAGCCATTAGGCCAGCTAACCAATTAAGAATGATGGAGAACGCAGTAGTCATTTATAGGATTACAAGGGCTCCTGAAAGACGTATTTTTTATGTAGATGTTGGTAACTTGCCGAAGATGAAGGCAGAACAATATCTAAAAGACATCATGGA